ACGATCACTATAAGAAGTGCTACATTTGGGTTCTGGTCAACAAGGCTCAGAAAACAGCCATTTTCTTCTATGAGAATGGCTCGCGCGGTCGTGATGTACTTACAGACTTTTTGGGCGATGCAGAGTTGAAGAGTATTATGTCCGACGGATACAATGCTTATGTATTTATCGGCAATGAGCTGAAATCAGCCCGTTTTAAAGATACTGTACACCAGGTTTGTATGTCACATGCCAAGAACAAGTTTGTCAAGGCTTCCAATCAGGGTGGTGAACCGACTGCAGAACGCTTTTCCGAAATTTTAAAGGAGTTCTTTATGAGGGAGCGTAAATACGATGATGCCGGATTAACTCCCAAGGAAAGGTTCCGAGAAAGGCAAAGCCTGGCAACGAAGGAACTTCTGATAGAGTTACGCAGCTTGTTGGACAGTGAACTGTTAAAGGATTCAGAATTTAGAAGCCGGTATTATAAAGAAGCTCTCAATTATCTGAACCGGTTCTGGAAAGAGCTCTTTGCTTACTTGGATGATGGTGAATTACCGATAGACAACAACCTGGCTGAGCGAACCATTCGAAAGCTGACTACCCAACGTAATAATTCACTTCATTATGGTAGTGATGCCGGTGCAGAGATGGCAGCAACTTATCACAGTGTGATAGGAACGGTAAAGCTTCATGGCAGTTCTATCTGGAACTTCATCGGAACTTTTTTCAAAAATATCTTTAACGGGTGCAGGGATTATGTTAACATGGGT